GCGGGAGACTATGGTAGATCAAGCGACGGTTCCATTAACCCCGTCTTGTGAGATCTGCTTGATGATCCGGGACGATCATCCTGACATTGTGAAATTACATCCGTTCATGACGGTTCTGTGTTTTTGCACGAGTATCTAGGGTGGCGAGCCCTAACGTGTCCCATGTGTTTGTGTTTTATGGTTTTTATGTTTGCTAATATTTTCCTGTATTTATTCAAGTGGTAAACTATTACCTATACAACGATGTTGTGTGGATTCGCCTCAGTGAGGTAAACACGCATAATAACACCAGCTCCGGTTAGAGTGACTAGACCCTGAGACAACACGACACTAGTGGAAGGGTCGTTAGTTGTGAACCACGTTGTATTGGTAGCTTGGCCAGTTCCGGTAGTAAAAGTGGAACCGATTGTGCTCGCGCCATCAACAGCAGCAACTAGAGTACCGTTGGAGATTGACCACGAAGCTGATTGGAACGCAGTCACATTCTCATAGAACACAGTGACCATGTAGGTTCCGGATAAACCGGCGCCAAATATCATCTGCGTACTATTGAAGGTGACTGGTACGGGCAGCGAACTGAATGCAGTGTTGACGCTTGTGGCTGTCCCAAATGGGTTCGCCGCGTTTAGTCCCACTGTATTACTAGCACTGAAAGCTTGGATGTTGAAGTTGTTGGCGTTTGTCAACACCGGTTTCTTTAACTCTATCTCGTAGGTGACCCACAGATCTCCCAACACCTTGTCATCGACCTGTTGCCCAGCTACCGCTACCATGGTACGACCTAAGTCGTACATCAACTGGTTTTCAGTGGTTGGTAATGCGCCAGTTCGAACATACTGGACGTTGAACGGATTCTCCTTCGGATCACACTCGATTGGATGACAGAAATCTGCCGATGGCACAGCTTCGCTACTCCAATACTCATTCAGCATCTCCATCTTGCTCGTAGGAACAGCCTCAGTAGCACGGTACGATGTTTGGATCATAACTGACCCCAAGGCTGCATTCGTGCTAGCCACCGCATTCCCACTAGTGGGTACGTAGTGGTACACCATACCGCGAACTTTGTACTCACTGTACTGTGAGGCAATCCCGGACAACCACGGAAACGTGGTTGGCAAGCCGGGATTAATTGGTAGTGCCTGTCTGACTGTGAAGTTGATGGCCCCACGCACTTCAGAGATGAACTCTTTGTGTCGCACGATGATTGATTGCCCCTCTTTGTGCATGGAGGGGATGGTGCCAGAGGCTGCTTTAGTCACCAAAGAATTTTGGTTGACCTTGTAGTCCCCGGTTCCCAACCACCGCGATAAGGAGGCCCCAAGCCCCGTCCCGACGGTACCGCCCATGATGGGAGCACCGAAATACCCCCCAACGGCCGTTCCGCCAATTCCCCCAAGCGCTCGAAGCGCTTGACCAATTGCGCCAACCTGCTGGTTGACTTTGTTTGTGGTGCGCTTGGCAGTGTTTGCCCGTCGCCGCGGTTTTAGCTGCACCACCACCTGTCTTTTCTTAGTTTTCACCATTTTGTATTGTTTGTGTCGTTTTCTGATATTTTCACTTCTCTTAAGGTTGTTCGAATATCGCGGCCTTTACGGCAACACGGTATCCACTAAAGGGTTGTCATTATGGTTGTCATCACAGGTGACAGATGAATCGAGCGTGTAGCTTCTGTAGTACTCCTCGAGAGCAGTTTGCTCATCGGGCGTGATACCCCAAGCCTCATAAACCTGGACTCGAGTCCAGGCGTCAGGCTCAGTGTAGTGCATCAACATGCCTTTCGACATCAGACGCATGCCAGTGGCAAAAGTTGGATCATTGAGGATCTTACTCTGCCGCATACATCCAATGCGTTGGTATGTTTGGTAAAAATCTTGCACAACTGGCACTCCACCCGTCAACCACAGGCCGCAAGTACCAACAGCCGTACACCACTTCTCCCTAGTGGCAGCATTGCTGAGGTCGTGCACCGTCATCGTGTCCTTACGTAACGATGTCGGAATGTTTCTCACCATCCTACATTCTTCGCCTATCTCGATTGGATGCATTTGACAAAACTCGATTTTATGCAGCTCATAGACTGGATCCTCCGCAACCATGCGAAAGCCCATGTCCAAGAACCACTCATCGAGACCTTTGTTGAACATCTCCAAATCCGTCTTCTCCATAATGACCACACAATCATCCCCATTATTGAGCAATTTGATCTTCACACCCCGGCTTTCTGCATAAGCATAAACCATAGCGCACATGAGTAGGCAGTTGCCTAACCCCGTGTTCATATCACCACTGAACCGTTTTCCCCGCACCTTGTACCTGAGACTTCCATCCTCACAGTACGCGGCGCCCTTGTTGTTCATCTGCCATGACAACAAGCGCTTCAGCATTTTATCCCCAGGAAACAGGGACATGTACACCCCGTGCTCCCACGCGAGTGCAGCTGGTGATACGTGCATATCAAACTTCGTGGCATCTAACCCTATTGCCACTGGTTCCGCGAAACTCCGCCACTTGCCTCTTGCAATGGCCCCAATCTCAGACACGTTGTAACCCTTGATGACAGTTGGCCCATCCCCATAGACGCGCCGAATGGCGTCGTAAATGCGGTGCTCGGCAGGTTTGATATACCTACCGAGAGCTAAATTGTACCTCGCGTTACGCGGTTGGATGCACCTAGGTGCTTTCTCTGGATTGACGAGTTCCATCTTGACGAACATGATGGAACGAGCATCGTCTCTACTCAACCCTAATTCCGTTAGCCCTTTTAAGGCGTTTTCATAGATAGTCTTCTTCCGACCAGTGTAACTGTTGACAATTTCTTGCAATGTACTCTTGGTGGGTGGCCTGATTCTCCGCAAAAGCTCCTTCCTAAAATTGGCTAACGTCAACGCAAACTTCCCTACGTCTACGTGAGGCGGAGCTACAAAGTTTTCACCTACTTTGCAGTAATACATACGCGTTAGCAACGCGCACTCCGCTGTCCCGATGTCCGAATTATTGACCCCGAGGGAAAGGTTACCGGACAACTCTTTGATCGAGTGTAACCTTCGGGTCTTGGCCTTATCCCTAGCGTGTCGGTTGACGAGCAGCCTTGGGTCACTCAAGTGTGTTGAGTGACTCACTCCATCAACCACGCTAAGGCCCCCTCATGGGGACCCCGTCACGGGGGGGACCCGTGACGCTTCTCTCCGCCGCCAGCCAAACCTGAAAAGATCTTTGACCACACTCCAACCATTTTTCGGGCCAGAATTGTCAACCTGTCTACGTAGGTCGGCTGTGACGTTGCTGGTCAACATTGCTGATGCTTCAATATCGTATTGGTCAGGCACAAAGACACCGGCGACGATCTTCTCGATTGACTGTCGCACATGGGTTGGACGAACTCCATGCCTTTCCATGATATTGCGCGCCATGCGGCGTACAACCAACTTGTTTGCCTCCGTGCATTTAGGAAGCCCCAGCTTGTTCTTGATCTCTGCCACTACTGTCGCATTGTAGAATTTACGACCGTTGGTGGCGATGCGTCGCGAGTTTTTAACCTCGATGGCATCATGACATATTGTGTAAACAAGCGTTGGGGCAGCAGCGCCAGGCTTTCCACTCCCTTGTGAGTGTTCGCTCGAAAGAGCATCCTGCGTTTCCGCAGGTTTGTCGGTGGGGCCGTGGCCGTCCGACTCATTGGCACCACACACGGTATGCTCGTTACTCGTGATTGTTGGTGCCACGACACCACCAGACACGTTGTGCGTTGGTGATGCCGTTCCCACTGGAGTAGTGGTCAACTGCGCGGTTAACTCTTCGGGGCCAATCGTTGAGTCAATTGCAGGTTCCGCCATAGCCATTTCTGGCATTTTGTTGTCGATGACATCTATGACTGAAGGCTGTGTCGTATAATGCCGGATCTTTGGCTGGTGGTTGAATTCCAGGTAATCCTCAGCAATTCCGTCAGGCACTTCTCTGATGCGCCGTACGTTCTGTACAACCTCGTCGTCGTCGACTCCATTACAACATACCCATTTGTCTGTGAAGTCGCATATGTTGTCGATTATCTCGATTAATCTATCTTTTCCGGTTGCAGCGCTAGTCTTAAGTGCAGCACACCACTTGTCAAAGTGGGTGCGTGCAGATATCGTTGAATCGTGTGTTGTGGCCATGGTTGATTTGATCGAGATTGGGTGTTTGCTCAGCCAATACGTGGGCCAAGCATGTCACGGCGCTTTTACGGAGCTCATAGCCGTGGACTTTTCGGTGCCCAAAACCGGTGAGATGCTCCTCCTCCGCACCGCACTGTGTGTGCTCGCACACCCCGTCGCGGATAGCCCGTAAAGTACGGGCCCCACCTTGGCTCCTAGCTATTTTTAAGCATTGGGACTGAAATTTTATAATGCGCTTGTTCCGAGCATTGCAATACGTACTGTTCCCACCAATACGTAGCTAAATGCCCCACCATGCCAACCGTGGCCAACATGGAGTCTGTGTGCGCCTCACAGCCAATCAGCGACACAAAC